CAGCAATTTGGAAAACCTCAAATAGGGATCTTTCTTGGTTTAGAAAGTCCTGTGTGTTCTTATTCCACTGAGCCATTAATCACTCCAACTTAGTCTTTCTGGTTGATACCTTTGTGCGTTTTTGATTCTAGAAGTATTTACCTGACCAGGATAGATCTGATGAACAATCGCTCCAGGGTACTCTCCTTGAATTTGTTCTGCGAGTTCATTCTTGGAAAGCATTGCACCTTCTACTTCTAGACGATACATCTTTCCTTCCCAGACAACATCAGCAAAGAAAGATTCTTGTGGTTGTTCTGGTTGAGAACCACCAACGTTGAGGGTTCCATTGAAGTCACCGTTGATGGTGATACTTTCTGTTAAAAATTCTTGAAAACTTTTCATTGATCAGCACTTCCAGCGACGACGGGCTTTGCAAATTGCTTTATCGGGTGTTTTAGAGCAATCGATGTTATGCATGTCTTGCTGCCCCTTAGAGCGGGAGCAGAAGGACTTTCTACGCTTAGCATCCTTACTGCCTGGTTTTGGATCACCAGTTACAGCAGTCTTAAGTTTGGAACCTGGGTTCTCACGGCGATAAGTATCAACTGCTTTCTGACTCATACCATCGGTCTTATCTGATTTATTTACCTTTTGCCAGTCTTCCATAAACTGACTGAAAGTTTTTTCTTCTTTCTTTACGCTAGGAAGTTCTGCTGTTTTTCCTAACTTACTCTTTGCAACATCTCTTTCACCACCAACACCGACATTAGCAAGCGTTCTAATTTTTTCTCTTCTCTTTAATTTATTATGAGCATCTTTATCAATAGTGAATGATTCCTTTACACAGTTTGGAACCATTTTTCCACCTTTCTTTTTCATTCCAACTTGCTTATAACCAACCCAACATGGATCACCATTTTTCTTTGCTTCAACTACTGGTTCGAATTGATCTGGACCAATGATATCAATAACCTCTGCAAATGCTTTTCCATTAGCATCTTCAATTTTGACCGATTCGTTATGCTCACCACTATCAACATAATCTGCAGCAGTGTCTAAGTAATCTGCCGCTTTTGTGATCTTGGACTGGACCCATGCCTCAAGATTACCCTCACCTTTACCCATTTTTTTCTTCAGTCTTTTTGCTGCAGCAATGACTGTGGAAATTTCCGAACGAGCCATTGAGTACTCGTGGTCCTTTTCTTCTTTTCTTGTACGCTCTGCTTGCTTACGCTTAGCAAAATCCATGTAGGACTCACCAGGTTTCAGTCTATTGCTGTAGTCTGGTTTTCTTTGTGGAGATGATGAACGACCATCTTCACGAGCACGCTGGTTTGGACCAGGACCACCAAGTCTTCTATCTTTTTCGGGATCTGGATGCCAGAAGTCACCACGCTCATTGATGGTTTCTTCACTCTTGGTTCCCCAATTAGCAGCACCTACTTTACGGCACTTAACTAAAGCGCCAGAAGCATATGCACTTGGCCAAACATCATACCTTGCTTTTACTTTATTATAGCAGGCATCTTTTTTACCACTACCTTTTCCTGGTTTGTCTTTTGCCTCAGTAACTTCCATTTCCTCTTTCCTTACCTGTCTATCAGTTTTTACCATGGTTGGTTTAGATGCACCAGACTTTTCTTGTTGTTCGGGATCTTCTCTTCTTTTTGCACGTTGAGCAGCAAGTCTCTCTTTCTTAGACATACTTGCCCTTTTAGCAGAAGAAACACATTTTGGAATACCTTCACCTGGTTTGTCGCTAGCACATGAGTCACCTGTGACTACATTTACCCAACCTTTTTTACCATCCTTTGACTTAGACTTACCAAACCAATCACGAAGACCTTCTTCAGCAAGTTTCTTCTTACGTCCCTGACAATGAGCTCTCTGAGAAAACCCTTTTGGGTTATCACAATCAATTGATTTCTTGTATTTCTCAGACCAGGACATTAAAATACTAAATTATTCCTTACTATTTAGAAAACCTTGTTTGAGTAACTTTTGAAGTTCTGACGTTGATCCGACAAACACTGCATTATTGGTAACAGAATTAGGTGCTTTATTACCAACATCTTCCTCAACATCTTTCAATTTTTTCTGAAGATCAATTAATTTATCTGTGGTATCTGCAACACTTTTAATTAACTGACCAGCAACTTCATATGCTCTTGGACTTCCTCCCTCACCGGCAAGTTCCATGATTCCGTTAATCGCTTCCTGACCTTTTTCGATTAATGAGTATAAGTTTGCTCTTGTGTACTCATAATCTTTTTTGATATCATCAGACTTTGGTGCAGATGCTTGAATCTGACTAGACTTATGATCTACCTCTACAATAGAACTTTCCACGTTTAGTGCCTCATCAATTTTTTCAAAGTTATTGGACATACTTATTAGATATCAGTTTGTTGTGTTGGGCTATAAGTCTTAGAATCCTGGAAGAAACTTAATTCACCACTAAATCCAAAGTCATCATCTGGACCAGCATCGATAGGATCTGGAACAACTGTATATCTCATTTCTCTCTTAGAAGTTGTCGTATCAACTCCAGAGTGATAATCCACTTGAACTTTTTTGATGAGACCATCTGTTGTGTCTGCAACAGGACCAAACAGATATGTTTTAGCAGTGAAGTTTAAAGTATAAATTAATGCTCTTCTAGTAGAGAAATCTCCTTCATAATCATCTTGGAATGAAATATTGTCTAATGTTAGTGGAATGTCTCTTTTCTCTCCAATAGACTCTACAAGATCAACACTCAGATTGAATGATGGTTGAAAGTATGGTAAAATTTGTTCAACTATTTGTAGGGCGTCATCATTTAATTTGCAAAGGATATTTAATTCGAATCCAATATTGTATGGAACCGGCATGAATACCTTCTTAAGGTTAGTTCCATCAGAAGCTTTAAAAGTTTGAGTAACTCCAACTTTTCTTGAAGAATCATATTGAATAGAAGTCATCTCAAATGACATTCTTGGAAGAGTTATTTGAACTGGTTTGTTCAAGTCTCCTTGTTGATCAATACGGGCAAGAAATTTTTGTGTTGGTCCATAAGCCAAAGGAACTCTTAATTCATTGTAAATATCACCATCACCATCTTTATGTTTGATGGAAATTTGATTAAAAATGGTACCAAAAGAAATTATGGTTTTTCTTATAATTTGGTGATAGTAGTAAGTTCCTAACATTAGTAATTACCAAAAGGATTTGATTCTGTGAAATCTACGATAAGATCCGCTTCTTGTTCGATTTCATCATTCTGTTCGTATTTATCAGTAAATTTGGCGCTTATCTCATAGTGTACACTATAAGTTGCCGAAGAAGCTGCGCCAACGACAATATCACCACGAACAAATTTACCATCAGTTGTTCCAATTTTGAGGATATTTGTGTCCTTATCCCAGGTTTTAACTCTTCCTTTTGCACCAGATATGGATCCTGTAACAACTTCATTAAATTGGAATGTGCCAATACCAGTTACTACTGGAGGAGAAGATATTGATATGGTTGGGGTTTGAGTATATCCAATACCAGCATCTCTAATAAACACCTGAGATGTAATTCCATTCGTATTTACACCAACAATCGCTGATGCTGTTACTCCAATACCAAGACCTGGTGCTCCAACTGTTATTGTTGGTGCGGTGGGATATCCAGACCCAAATGTTTGTATTCCTATAGTTCCAATACCTGCATAAGCGGTAACTAATTCGCAAGTAGCAGCAGCTCCAACACCATCACCACCACTTATTGTAATTGTTGGAACAGTTATATAACCGGCACCAGCATTTGTGAGCAATATTTCTTTTATAGAATATGTTCCAAGAATACTAGTTGTAATAGCAACAGCAGTTGCATTTGTTCCACCTTCTGGTGCTTCTGAGATAGAAACGGTTGGCACTGTTGTATAATTATGTCCGTCATTTGATAATATTACTCTTCTAATGTATCCAGTAGAAGTAGTTGCTGTTCCTGTTGCTTGTTGTCCAAAAGAAAACAGTTGCAGTGATGTAATATAACCAAAGTTCTCTAACGTAGAATCTATTTCATCTGTGGTTGTATTGAGATTATCCCATCCACCCATTTCATCTTCATATTCAAAGAGTTCGCATTGAAGTTCATAAACATAAGTTTTTCCTAGTTGATAGAATGGTTTCTCATGCTCAACAAATTTTACTTCAAATAATCTTTTACCAAGAGGAAAATAGATTACATCACCTTCTCTAGGTCTAGCAGTTACCCCTCCAGTTTCACTGTCTGGTAAATTGTCCAGAAAAGAACCAATAAAATCCTCAAATCTTTCTTTTGAAATGATAAGACTTAATTCATCTCTCAAGCTCATCCCAAACTTGGTGAGAACATCTCCAGCTCCACCGTAACCCTCATAATTATTGATGTATGCTTCAATACCAAAATTATCATCAAATTTTGATGTTGTAACTTCTTCAATGATACTTTCTCTTCTTACAAATTTTCTTGGTATATAAATTACTTCCACACCAAAAATTTTAAGTTGCTCATTTATGAGCTCTTGTATCAATCTTTGTTCTCCAGGAGAACCTTGTAAAAAGAAGGGATTTAACGCCATTATCCAATAAGATCGAAGGGTGGTAATTCATAATCCATATTCATCCTCTGTCTTATGGATTCCAATTCTCTTTCTGCATCGTCATATATTTCTCTTCCATTGAGTTCAATTCCGCCAGGAAGCTTAACTCCTCTAAACTTAATCAAGTTTTGTCCCCACTGACGCTTAATCAATGCTGTTAAATACATCTTCAAGAAACTATCATTATAAACACCAGTGAAAGTATCTGGATCTAAAATTCTATAGCAATCAATAACAAAATATGTATCTAATGACTGTGATCCCCAATCAATATCCAAATATAGCCTATCCTGCCTCTTATTATATCTAAGTTGCTTATCTGTAGTTAAAAGGTGATCAATATCTTCAAGATAACTCTTAACCATAGAATATTGAAGTAATTCGACAGAATTGAAATAATATAAGTCATTTAAGAATAATTGGTATTTAATACTAAACATTCCACCAGATATTGAACTGGTATCAAACTTAAATACTTTTTCAATACCAATTACAGAGTCTGGAATTTGTATAAAATTAGAATTTTCGTAAAAATTTGAAGTTATAGATCCAATTCCACTAATACTGGTCGATGTTGCTGTAGTGGTTACAATTCCAACACCATCTGTATTTTTAGCTCTGCCTCTATCCAGATCTTCCTGAGTAATTTTATATTTCAAATACATTCTTTCAACGCCATCAAAATGACGTTCTTGAAAATACTGAAGAGCATCATCGACTAAATCATCTATTTGATCATCATCTACGTTTATTTCCAATACAGGAGCACCAAGTCTTCTAAGACAATAATCAATTAACTGTTGTCTAGTTGCTGGTTTAGCCATCAGTACGTACCCCCATCGATGGTATTTGACCAGGATGGTAGTCCTGATTCATTTGTTGATAGTATTAAATTTGATTCTACTAATTGTGGTGATGATGACGATTCTGTAGATTCTAAAGCAAACCCATCTCCAAGATATAAAACTGATCCATATTCTTCAAGATATGGAAAATAAACACGACCATTAGAAACTGTTAAGTCACCTTCTACGTTTATTGAATTAAGAGTAGTTAAATCGTTAACAGTTAATGATGATAATGTTGTAATACCACTTACACTAAGTTGTGTTACTGAAGCTATACCTCCTATTACATTTGAAGAGGTCCCAGCATTTATTGCGTACTCAGATCCAGAAGATGAACTGGATAAAACCTTAACCGCATTTTCCTGCCCTACCCTAACAGAAACATTACTAGTCGTAGTACTAACTCTTACAGACATTACCTAGTAACCCCCTCTCTAACTAAAACCATTCCTTCAACAACTCTAGTTTTAGTAGATGCGATTTCAATCACAACATCATAAATATACCTTCCAGGTTTTATATCCGCAGTTTGTGCATCAGTTAATGCAAGTATTATTTGACCAGAAGTTTTTGGAATCACAATGGATGTAGTAAAATCGACAGCAGTAGAGCTACCAGAATGTTTCCTCATTTGTGCGGAAACTGTAGCATTAGTCAGATCATATGCTGAATTCGAATCAGTATCTTCTAAAGTAAAAGTCTGAGCAAAATCAGTCCCAGCATTAACAACTAGATTGCTAACATATACTGCAGCCATTTATAAAAAATTACCTCTACTCTTTATTTATATTATGGGCTAATACCCAAAGATGCTACTGCTTCCTGTTGTGCAAAATAAAGTTTTATATATGATTTAGTAATTATCTTTAAACGCTCAATATCTTCACATTGATCAACTTCTCTTGCTAGTTTTTCGTATTCAAATAATTTTGCAAAACTTTCTAAATTAATTTTTGATGGATCCATTTTGGTTCATTAACTCCTTCAGTAGAGATTTGATTTCGGAAATTTCATCTTTTAAATGATCTATTTCCTTTTTTTGCAATTCTCTTTTTTGTTTCGATATCAAATGTTGTTCATATGATACTTTATCACAATTTATTATAGCACCACTACCCTCATCTCTGAAAAGATGAGGGTTTCCCTCTACTGGTATCATACTAATGCAATCGACCTCAAATCTTTAATAAGTGGTGGATTTGCTTGATCTGTTCCAGACATGACTATTTTAATTCTATATCCACTAAAGAATCCAAGATCACTTGCAGTATACTCATACTCTAAGAATTCTCCATTTACACTTGCTGGTACAAAGACATCAGACTTTCCACTATTTTTAGATACGTCAACAACATCAAGATAACCATCACCATTCAAATCGGTGGTTAAATTATCATATCCGGGGAATAACTCAAAAGATTGCTCAATTTCACTTGAATCTGGTCTAATCAAATTGTAAAGAACTCTGATATCTGCAGATTGTGGTCTGTTTATACCAAGAATTACTTTAAGCGCAGTGGCTGGTTGTTGAAGATTAATTTGCTTACTAACATAAGATGCAATATGTAAATCATCCTCAAAACTATTAGTTGACCTAGTGTTAACATAATCAATAACTGGTTTTGTGAGATAACTAGTTCTTAATTCAGTATAAGATCCATCAAGATCTATCATTGGTGAAATATTTTTATCTTTAGTTGATAGTGCTAATTGAGTTGTAAACGATTTATTTCTAGGAAGATTTTCTAAGTATGTGGTTTCATTTATTCTCGATCCAACAATTCTTACCGAAGATAATTTATTTGGAGCATTTAATTCAATATTTTCATATCCGAGATCGTTGAATGAAATTTCTGTTCCATCAACGCTTGTTCCACTAATAGTTCTGATTGAACCAGATATTGTAGTTTCACCCGGAGTTAAAGTTCTAAATGATGGGATAACAGTATCATATAAAATATTTTCAGTAGCATACATTTCAGATCCACCTGCAGATCCGGTTTTATTGAATGAGAGTTGTGGAATTCCACTCATTGATCCATCAGAACTTCGGTCTGTTCCACGGTTTGAACTATCAGATCTATCAAATTCAACATTGTATCCGTAAATATCATTTCCAAAATCACTTATATCATGTGTTGTGTTAATTCTTCTCAAGGAAACTCCATTTAATTCATATTTCTTTACGGCAGAACCAGTTGGATGTTCAACAGCAATTGTTCCATCAATTCCCCTATATAATGCTTCTAAAGTTCCATTAGAAACTGTTTCATATCCAATAATTTCATCATTAATTTTTACATATCCTAAGTTCGAAGCACCAATTCCAATTCCCTCAAAAGTTGAGAAAACAGAAGTATTTGCAACACTGATAAGAACATCTCCAGTTAATATTGGGTTTACAAGTGTTGTTGGAGATTCACTAGACTCAACTCCACTAATAGTAACTTTGTTATTGTCTGAATACATTCCATGATCAAATTGGCCTATTCTAAGAACATTTCCTACATCCTGATTTCCTTTTGATGTAGAGGTAAGAATGGTTGTTGATGCTAGAGATACCGCAACATTGCTATCATTAAAGTATCTTAATTGTGCTCCAACTGTAAATGATTCACCTTGAACTCTATCCAAGTAAAGTGTATCAATTCCATTAGATCCAGTAACTGTTATTTCTGCTCCAGATCCAGTTCCACCAGCAGTTGATGTTACAATGCCAACAAGATCGCCAATTGAATAACCATTTCCTCTATTAACAATAGTTGCCGCAGTTACTGAACCAGAACTAATGGTCAAATCCAATGTTAAACCAGTTCCACTTCCAGTTATAGCAAATGTACTCACATTTGATTGGGAAGACCCACTGTAGTTTGTACCATTAGTAGAAACGCCAACAGATGCTACCGAACTTCCGGTTCCAACAACATATCCATAATTAAATGTTTTTGTACTTTCACTAACTTTTCTTCCCTCTGTAAGAATGCCTATTAAAGTAGAATTGCTAGTGGTTACAATACCAACGGTCAACTTCTTAGAATTTCCAATGACATCATTTGTAGATAGTTTCTGTACATACCCATTACTTTGATCTAAGGATGGGTTATAGAATGTTACAGTTCCAGGATTTGTTGTAAATTCTGCTTTACGCAGTTTAAACTTCATATCTTGATAATCATTAGCAGACCATTCTGCACCATTCTGAGATTTATAAAGTCTACCAATAGCAAATTGTTTGGTATAACGTGCATTTTCTGCTGAAGAATTTGTAACTACATTTTCTTCACCCATTTCAGCAATCCATACTTCATACTGGATACTTTCTGGTGCTAATAGTACTATGGCATATTGATTTCCAGGTGGAAGATATATTGGATAGTCGAAAGTAACCGTAGTTGCTACAGATGCATCTGTGGAAACATTAACATCCTCAGGTGTTAATACCTTTGGATTACCAACTCTTGTTAATGTTGGTGTTCCCAATTCAACTGTTCTAATTTCGACTGTAACGGGAGCAACAGTGTCCTTGCTAGCAAAAAATAGATCGACAGAAGTTAAGAAACAGCCATTAGTATCCTCTACACTTTGAATATCACTTCCACTTTCTCCTGGATTATTTCCAACTGTAAAAGTTTGAGCCAGTGGATCATATCTCTGTACACGTTCTGTTATTCGAATATTTCTGGTAATAGTTGTAAGAACATCCGTCTGTATTTGCTTTGTCTCCCAAGTTCCCTCAGATCTATATACAGTTTCTGCAGAAGAAATTAACTTGCTACCACGAATAGGTGTTGCATTTGTAGAACTACTTGTTAATTTATATGTCTTAGTTCCAGTACCAACTCTTACTGATGGTGGTGGACTTGTATGTGGATCTTTTAAGAAGAATGATCCAATAAGATCGCCATAATTATCAGAGACTAACTTTAAATCTTTAACAAATGCAACCGCTCCACTTGTTTGACCAACTAATTGCATCCCAACCGTGAGATATCCATGATATTTTCCTTGTGCTTCTTCAGAAAGAGAATATGTATCAATATTCAATATTTTGGATGAACCACTGTAATTTGGTGGAATATTTTCTGATTTGAAATATGGATTTATATTAAAAGTCTTTGATGGATTATTGTAAGCACCATACTTATGGTTTGATGACGCAACTCTAAATCTAATTAACCTTACTCCATCAACAGATCCTATTACAGTCTCTCCAACTTGGAAGACACCATTAGAACCGAAGTTTTGAAGATCTCTATCGACTGCGATTTCTACCAATTTTGGAATAAAATCTACAGATCCATTTCCATCAAAGAATTGATAATACTTAGTTAAAGGTCTCAAGTTTGAGGCTTTAAACTCAGTATTTCTTGATCTCATGTATTTCTCACTTCCACTGGAAAGGAGAACATCTCTACTTGTTATTGATACAGAAGAACTTGAAGACTCTGAAACATCTGATCCAACAGTTCTTTGGGCTCCACCACTTCCACTTACAGATCTATTAAAAGATCTATTTACATTTACTACAGTTCTTCTAGTAATTCTTTCATCTAATCTAATAGTTCTGTTCCAACTATCAGAACTTGGTTGAAGTGCAATAGTACCAATATATTGAATTACATGGAATGGATTAACATTTTCAACTTTTGTAGCAATTGCCTGCTCAATCCAATCAACTTCACTATAATTTAATGTTATAAATTGACCTGTTTTTTTAACATTTGAATCTAAAAGATCAAAATCTACACTTAAATCTAATTCTTCATCTGTCTTATAAGTTTTAGATGCTATCTGATTTTTAATAGTGTTTCTAGATACTATTGGTCTTAATAAAGATTGCTCTCTATCAACCTCAATCGAAGAATAATACTGATCAATAAAGTCATTGTTTTTAAAATCATCAACAAAAAATCCTGTCTTAAATCTATCTAAACCATCACCATCCCTTACTTGTAAGGTTTTTGTATTAACTTCTAACAAAGATAAAGAGGTTACTTTTTCTAAGTTTTCAATCCTTCCCTCAATTTTTCCAATATCTCTCATAGTATATCTTCTGTTATCAACGGAAGATATTTTTGCTTCTGATGTGCTATAAAGATATGGTGGTAAAGTAATGGTTGCAATTTCCATCACTTCATCTAATCGTAATGGTTCTTTTGGATTTACTGAGGAAACTCCTTTATCAAGAATAAATTTACCATACTTATCAATATATAATCTATCAATTCTACCGAGATAGTAACTGTATCCGATTAAAGAACTGCTATTTGGTGTTAAAAGATGTTTTGGATCTGAACCAAAACTTCTAGATGAAAAATCAAATGGAGATGCTGTCGCTGTAGATGGTACAAAAGTTGATACTCTTGGTCTAAAGTCAAGTATATCTGTTAATCTAGTATCTTTTGCTTTAATAGTTGGAATATCATCTTGGTATCTTTCTCTCTGATAACTCAAAACAGTGAATAAATCACCATCATCATTTGATGGTACAGTATAATTATCAAATATAACTTTCAATTTTCCGGAAGGTTCAGAAACATTTTTCTTTCTGATAAGTCTAGAGTAATCATAATATTGATTTTTTTGTCCTTCATCTAAAATATAATTAGAAGTAACATCTTTATAAGATCCTATTGTTATTTGCTCAACTTGTGTGCTGATATTTGATTCTTCAAATGTAACATTTTCATATTGTGTGAATTTATCTTGATTTAAGTAAACTATTCCTAAAGTATTTGCAGATGGTTTAGAAACTACTCTAGCATAGGCTCCATTTTCTCCAAGAATATTTTCTCCAATTATTGCATTATCATCAACGTTTGCAATAGAACTAAATTGAATCTTGTCCAATATTGGACTTTGATTATCAAATGATTCATATACTGCTAATACTTTAGCAACATCTGGATAGTTTAAACAAATTTCTTCATCTTGTACTCTTAGACCATAGTATTGATTATATGTTAATCCATCATTGAATGAATTGCTAATACCACTTCCAGATCTTTGATACTTAGAATAATTAATATCAACAGTTTGACTTCTATTGTAATTTTTTACTTTACTCTGAACACCATTTTTTATAGTACTAACATTTACAACAATATCTGATTGAGATGCGTTTAGACCATTTATTGTTACCGTATTTCCTGATAAAGTAAACTGATCTGCGGTAATAGTTCCAATTCCACCAGCAGAATAATGCACTGAATATTTTTCAACATCAAATGAATCGAAGAAAGCACTGCTTATTCCAGAAAGTTGAGAATCTGTAAATGATAGAACTCCATTACCGTCGGTTGATTCTCCAGTAATTTGTTGAGTAACTACAATATTAGAATCTGACAGATCTACTGAAGAAATGTTCTTATTTGGAAGTTCTGTATACAAATATCCTTTATTTTCATTCCTTATTTTGGATACTCCTAAAGCAAAGGTTGTTTGAAGTTCTGCACCGGGAGATCCTCCATCAAAGACCCCATCAACTGTGGTTAATGATGAAATAGTAAGAGTTGTTCCATCATTATTAATTTCACTAACTCTAGAAAAAGTTTCTGCATTAAGACCGGGTCTTTGATATCTAATAATAGATTCTGTAGATATTCCTGCAAATGATTTTCCAGATGCAGTTACGGTACAATTTCCAAATCCATCATCAGCACCGATAGTAATTTTATCTAGGGAGCTAAATCCTTTTGGTATTACTTTGTCTAAATCTGAATTTGCTAGAAATGCATATGGATATCCAGATCCAGAATCTGATGCCTGATATACTGATCTAATATCTGATGTATTGAAAGTGGTTATTGTAACCACAGATCTAACATTTGATTCAATACCGTTTATAATTAATTGTTCTCCACGAATGAAAGATCCAGAAGTTTGTCTTAGAGTTATAACTGTTGAATTATTTCCAGCATATACTGCGTAACCACTAGCACCACTACTTTTTCCTTTGATATAAGAAGATGCTGGAACAATTGTACTTGATACCGACTGATTCAGTGTTATTTCAGTATAAGTTTGAATATCATATAAAAATAAATCCCATCTAGTAGATCCATTAATATATTTTGAATCGGTTACTTTAAAATTATAAACCCTTGCCTCACCAATTTTATGTCCATTTGGTGCTGTGGTTGAATTTTTAAACTTATTGTATAAACTTATTGTCTGTTTATTCTGAGCTACCCCGGATACATTATTAACTCTCAACAAATTTCCCATTTGGAATGGGATATTTACCCTACTAACCGAATCAGTATCTCTCGGTTTTTCTATATCAATAATTGTCGTATCCGACTTTGTTATATCATAACCTCTAACATAAGATTTTCCTGGGGAAACCTTAAGACACATTAAATTATCTGTTGGAGTATTTCCACTATTTGTTTTTTCTGTTGAGAAAAATAATCCATCATTACCAATTCGATCATTTAGTGAATTGTGTAATGATAATACAAAAGGATCTACACTATAATCTCCAGACTCATCATAAGTTCTTTGTGCAAGATAATCTCTTATGAAAGAATATTGACTTTCTTTAGTTTGAATTTTTTTGATCTGACCATCACCAACCCTCATTAACTCTATGAAATCAGTATCATCTAGATCTGTAAGATCTTTTTTGGTTAATGATGTTGAAATTTTTAATCTATCTGCTCCGGGAGAAGCATAGTTGGTAAATCCCTTAGCATTATCATAAAGACTACTATCATTTTTTGCGGTTATAATTTCTTCTGTTACTTTTAGACCAATTCTATACGAAGGGCTACTATCATAATAATCTAAAATGATTGTTTCTTTACTTACATTTACAAAATATCCTCTAATAAAATAAACACCATCACTAATTGATGCTGAAGATCCTATAGCAGTGGCGTTCAAACTTATTAATGATGCAAATGGCGTTCCAATATCAATTGTAGTATTTCCATATACAATTTCTTCCTCACAAGTCAATTGTTCAGAATCACTAAACGGATTGATTTCAAAATTATTATCAGAATTTAAATATTTTACATATAATGTTGGATATTCAACATCATTGTTTGGAAACTGTACATATTGAACAACAGCATTTACACCAGAATTCTCTCCTATTATTTTTTTACCAACTAATTTCTTTAGATATAAAGTAACATCTGCTCCAAAATTTGTAAAATTTAATCTAACAGCATAAAATTCTGGATCAAAAGTAATTCCTCCGGGAATTACCATCGACCCCTCTTTAAATATATGACTACCAAAAGTTTCTACTTGATTCTGTAGTAAAGTTTGTAATGTAGTTAACTCCCTAGCCTGTACTGGGCGTCCTGGATTGAATAAAACTTTATAGAATTGCTTAGCGGCATCAAAGTCATCATAGTATGGATTGATATTGAGATTTGTGTTTTGAGCCATTTCTTAGAATTCCAGGATAATTTTAACGTCTTCTTTTTGTCTAGAGTTTCTTGAAACTAGAGGTCTATTATCAATGTAAATTATATCCCCCGATTCTTTATTTATCTCAGGAGTTGAAAGACCATTAGTAAATTGTGATCCCAAACTTATGATTTTAGTTCCAGTTGGATTTGTGGTAATACCAGTAAATCCAGTATCAATGGAACCAGAAAATCCACCAGAACTAGTCACAGCATTTGAAGATGATTCAAAATCCAAAACCTTTGATGCTGTTGATATTCCAATATAATCTTTTTGATCAAAAGTAGTTTGATTTAAATATAAAGTTCTATCTCTAAAATATTTTAAGACCTTTGTTTCAGCATCATAAGACGCCACATAACCCTTAGCAATTCCATCAGTTACTGTTTGTGTAATTTTGTCTCCAACAGAAACAGACCCACTTACAGAAGAAAATTTAATTGAATATAAAGAAGAATACTCATTACTAGTGTATACTTCAGTAGAACCATAAGAAACTGGATTTTTGACTATTCCTATCTGTGAGAACTTTGCATCTACTGGAAAATCTTTTGTCGAATCATCAAATCTAGCATAAATTAAAACCTTGTCGGTTCCAAGTTCCTTGTATAGATCATACCCATGACCTTTTGAGGGTGGAATTATTGGAATTAAATTTGCATTTTGATTAGAAGATGCATTTAAATTACCAATATCAACTATTCCGTAGGTATAACCCTTTCCACCAGAAGATACTTGAGCATTTGTTATTTTTCCACCAATAACGTCTAATACTACCTGACCACCAGTGCCATCACCGAGAATACCAACAACTTGTCCAGTCCCACTAGAATAACCAGATCCTTCAGATTCTATATAAATTTTCTTTATCTGGTTCTCATTTATTGAAGAATCGCCATTTTCTCTTACTACTTGTATTTGAGAATCTGTTGAAGAACTCCAATTATTTGGTACAGTAATATATTCTGTTGAGTCAAATTTTATAATATCACTGGGAGAGACGGTAAACAAATACTTCCACAAGTAACCATCGCCACTTTCTCCGGCTTTAGATGGTTCTAAGTCTGTAAATGTTGGTTCATCTTGAGATGAATTTCCTAAAGGATTGGAACCAGAAGAACCATTATCTATACAAATATAAACTTTATATTCGGAATTCATTACATAATAATTTGCATCATAAAGTCTGGTTGATTGTGTAATTGGAGATGGATTAGAAATACTGTAATCATGACGATACATTTCATATTTTGTTCCTTGGGACCAATCAATTCTTCTAACCAACCTTCTTATGTTTGATGAAGTTATTTTTTTACCAAATAAAGAAGTATCTTTATAATGAGATTCAAATTTTAAATTGTCTGTTGGACTTGGTGTATTTGTATCCCAATCAGAAGTTCTACCAAAACCAACTGATGCTGGATTTGGTAGACCGACAAAAATATAATAAGAATTTGCTGAATTCTCTATTGATTCAACAAAATTATTGGCATTAAATAATCTAAATTGATCTGTAACAAGAGCAGACATATTGATAAGCTTTTAGATCTATTTATATCTTAACCAAGATCTTTTCTTAGAGCGCCAGTGTTACGTAGTCCATATCCTCTCCTTTGGATGGTTGCAAATGTTGATAATCCAGTATTAACTGTATTACCGGTTACTCCTATAGAAATTGGTGAAGAAGATCTTGAGAATCCTGAAAGTCTACCCCAAGAGAATTTACCAAGTTGATCGTATCCAAAGGTATCAATTCCCAATAAAGAATCTGAATATTGGACATTACATACAATTGAAGCACTGGTAGAACCAACTGAGGTAAATGAATGAATCTTGTAAATATTATCAATAAATGTTGCTCCAATTCCTATGATTTCAGTATCCGAATTGTCTATAGATGTAACTCCGTTACCAATAGATGTATCAAATACATAGATTGGATATCCAGTTGTTAGACCTGTCCCAACGAATGAAAGTGGAGCTGGTACAGAAAGATCAAATTGGATAGCTAAACTTGTACCAATCCCAACAGAGGTTGATATTCCTGTAACTATTCCGCTAAATCCCTGAATATTTGTAATACCTGAAATATTTTCATAAGAAGCACTTGGAACTGGTGCTAGAACTTGTGGTGCAGTAAGAACACTATACCCTAGTCCAGGATTTGTTATAGTAATTGGAGAAGTTATAACACCATTAGTTACAGTAGCGGTTGCTGTTGCTGTAGTACCAATACCAACCCCAATTTGTTTTGGAGATGATATCTTCAAATCTATAGAAGTGCCTATATATCCACTTCCACCATCAGAAATAGTGAAGAAATCTATTGTTCCACTTGACGTTACATTTGCAGTTATCGCTGCTGAAACTGGGTCATTACCATTAACAATTATTGCATTTACGCTGGATATGGAAATAGCAGATTCATTTTCTTCATAGTTAAAGAATTCTGCATCATCAACATAAAGTACACTATCATCAGATCCTAAATCATAAATTATTTTTGCTGTTGGATATACTAAAGATTCTAATGAATCTCTTGTTTTATAAATTTTTTCACTGTTAACTATCTTATCAGATTTTTGTTTTATCCAGGTTAAAGGACGTTCGTTAACTTGATCGATACCATTTCCACTATAAAGATTTGTTTCAATAATGTCTGAAGATTTTAGATTATATACAGTTCTTAAATCTTGATCAATAGTTAATGGAATTGTATTATTTTTTTCAATTTGAACACTATCTCCAGCCGTTAAGGACTCATTTATGGTAACAACCTTACTATCTTCACCTCTTGTTCCTCTATAGAAGAATACGGCAATATCATCTTCTTGTTTTGGTGGATTTGTAAATACGAAAGACGAACCACCATCAAACGAATATGCAATCTTTGGTTCTTGCAGTATACCGTTCATAAAAATTAAAAGTACTGAATCCAAGTCAACTTCAGATGTTCCATCGGTTATTTCAAAACTTAATAATGATGAATTGTAATAAAGTGGGAATCTTCTTCTAGATCCATCTTGAAGAGATTTTATTGAATCAATGTAATCTAATTCGCCAAATTGCCATAATGCAAAACTATCAGTAAAAGTATCCACAACAGTCAACTCGAATTGAGACAATGGACTTGGTATTCCTTTTGCTGTTACCAATCCAACTGGAGTAATAACATCACCAACATTATATCCATATCCATTTCTTTGAATGGAGAATGAAGATACTTCAAATAATGTAGATCCTATCCCTGTAGTTGATGCTGATGAAACATCGATATTAACTAAAAGACCATATCCAGTATCAGTGGTAGATCCAATTCCCAATCTAGATACTCCCTGAACTGGAAGATTGCTATAAGATGGTGATGGGATTTGAATAACTGGATTTACATATCCAGATCCACCATCAGCGACAGTAAATGATAATGACCCACCAGCACCTACTGTAGCTGTAATAGACGCCTCTGTTCCACTATGATTTGAATCAGTAACTCCTATAGAAACAGTTCCATAATATCCAGATCCAACTATGTCTGTGGTTCCTATACCAACAGAGGTAATAGTACCACTACCATCAATTACTGCTGTAACAGATGCTCCAACGAGTGGAGCGATGCCCAAACCACCAGTTGATCCAAGAGAAACGATGATTCCACCTCTAGGAAGTTGGTTAGTATTTACATCGCTTATAGAGATAACGTCATCCACACCTTCGTCAGATGATGATCCACTAAAAACAACACTACTGATTCCGACACTAGTGTCTTCAATTATTTTAAAATTATTTCCAACATTATTTTGGGTTGATGGCGTTTGGAATAAATTGTTTATGAACAGAATACCATTTCCACCAGTTGTTCCAAGACCAACTGTGTTTATTCCATTTGTTGTTATTGTATAAGTTTGACCAATACCAGTAAATCCTTCAGAAATATCATCGTATAATTTATTTGTATCATAATTTTGTCTCAAGTAAACCCTTCCACCAAATTTAGATTTGAAATAAGAAAGATTACTTTCATCTCTAGAGGATCTAAAGTCACCTTTTGGTGGATCAGTAAAGTGTATTTTATTACCTTTAATATTATAGGATCCTCTGTAAATTTTAACTTCTGTTGAATCAACGTGACTAGTTGCTGATGACCCAACAACTCCTCTTTCAACTTGAACCAAAGTTGTAACACCAATACCCGTTATTGGTCCAATATTAGTTTCTCCGTAACCAACGTTGATAACTTTCATATACTCATCTTCAACTTTTAAGAGATCACCTGATTTTATAGAACTAATTCCACTTAAAGAAAATATTGTTGTTCCAACACCGACAGAACCACCATAATTATTTTGTAAATTGTATGATAATAATGAATACGTTATTGGATACTGGGTCAAATCATCAATAGTTATCAAACATTTTTCAAGTTTTTTGGTCATTTCTAGACCATGAATATTACCAGCACCTAAAGATGTAAATGTTACATATATTCCAGCTTGAGCATAGTCTCTTCTTGTAGATAATCTAAAGGTGTCTTCTGTTAATTTAATTGGATAGACATCTGATGGAAGAATATCTGTAGAAACACCGGATGAGTTCAATGTGGTTACAATACCAACAGGAACAGGTACTACGTCACTCAATGAAGACTCTGCAGAATAAATGAGTTCTTCCCCAGTGTTAAAGAAATGGTTTTTAATCGTAAAGATTCCTGTGGTCGTATCTAATACATTAGTGTTAGAGGGATTGAAGGATTTTTTAAAGATTGGATAATCGTTGTTATAAAGATCAAAATCTCTACGCTCAACTCTTACACCATTTACTCCACCATATTCAATAAAACTAAAGGAATCTCTAGTTTTCCCATATTCAAGACTATTTGGAACATTTACTAAATCAAGATCGGTATATATTAATTCACTATAAGATGTCGCTGTTACGTCACCCGTTACAGAAGAATCTGGATAAAATACTAATGATAAATCGGACCCATTTATTTGACCTCCAAATGTACCTATTCCAGTAGTGCTTCCTATAGATAAAGGTTGATAAACAGATACATGAGTATCAGAACCACTATTCAAGAGAGCAACCTGATATAAAGAACTAGTTGATCCAACACTCAGATTTACAGTTGATTTTATTGAAGTGAAATCAAATTTAGATACAGATAATACTGTAGAAATTCCAGAAGAAACAAAGTAGTCGGATCTATAAACTGCTGTTTTTTCTGTTCCACCTGTCTGTTCCTCAGACTTAAATCTGAATGTAGATATTCCAACAGAAGTTGAACCAAAACCAATTGCTTTTACCCCTACTCTCAATAGATCTGTGGTATTGTTTGTAAATTCTAAAGAAATTACCCCGTCACTTAATAATGCATCAAACTCTCCGATTTGATTAACGGAACTGTTTGAAGTTGAATCAAAATAGTAATCAGAAATATAAACATTTGATCCATCATGATTTAAATATATTTCTGCATAATTACTTTCTCCATTTATGGTATTCTTTACATAAGCATTAAAATATATTGAATCATATTCGGTAGATGCAAAAGAGACGATTGATGTTGAAATACCGGCATTATAATTTTTAATGCTTGATGTTAAATTAATCAGTCCTAGATCATGAGTTCCAATTCCAATAAGGTCAGTAGAAAACTTACTTGAAATAATTTTTATATCGTAATCTTTAGTGTATGGATCAACTGGATTAAAAGCAATATAATTATTACCAAGTGAATCTACACCTCCATCAATACTGCCGATAGATGAATCTCTATTTGTTAGTGAAAGTTTTTCCAACAAGAAAATATCTTCCCCATCACCTATTATAACTACTTCATTTAATTGATATTCCAAATCTTCAGTATCTTTCACTTGTATCAAATACTTTGTGAATCCACCAAATTCTTCAGTATCAGTATCAATAATATTTTGATCTGATTCCTCTAGTCCAACATTGGAGAATCTAGATGATATATCATCTATAGATAAGACTCTGTTTGATATACATTCAACATAACTAGATAATTTTTTATTCTTAAATTTTATAAATTTTGTCCTTGGCAGTATAGAATCAATATCATACACTAAATCAAAGTTATTGATTGCATCTACTCTACTTTCATTAATAAAATCTAAAATTTCAAAAGATCCATCCTTTGTTGTTTTTATACCGGCATTTGCACTCCTCTCTATTTGAGTGTCTGCAAAATTCTTCATTCCAGAAGTGTGCAGCAATCTATTAACAGGAGTAGATAACCTATCATACTCTATGGGACTATTAACTGAGTATGATAGATTTTGATAATAATCGTTATCGGCAACAAATTGTTTATCATCATTTAGTTTACCAATATCATCTTTCCATCCAAAATTTTTCCTAGTTGAAGATCCAACTTCAAATGCGCCAGTATTGTTTTGAATATCAATTATAGTTGCAGTAACTCCAGATTTTTCACCCTTTATTTTAGATCCAATTAATAGTTGATAGTCGCCACGAATTTTTATTGAATCTTTAATTGAATTTGTTATTACAATATCAGTTCTAACATATTTCCCATTAACATAAACTAGAATATTTTCACCCAATGTAAATCTAGCAAACTCTTTATTAATAGTAAATGTTGGATAATCTTTGTATCTTGTTATAAATGCAAGGGAATCTTGTGTAGTTTTTGCTATTCCAGGATTTGTAGAAAGACCAGAAATGTTGAATTCTAAAGATGTTGGGATAGAATTTGTAAATGAAGTTACTGTGACGAAATTGTATCCAATATCTTTAGAGTTATATCCATTTCCAGAATCATAATTAACTACACCTTCAACAAAAATTTTATCTCCAACTGCAAATGGGTCTTCAGTAAATCCAAGAACTGGAGTTTCCAAATAACAAGTAACTATTCCAGCACCAGAAGTTTGTATTGAAGAAATTGCATATCCATTATCATTGTTTATAGAAATAATTTCAGTTTGATTTGAAGAAATGCCATAAGGAATTTCTTTTATCTCTACAGAATTAATCGTTCCATTACTTAGTTTGGGTATTAATAATCCACTATCAAATACTTCTCTGGTAACAGAATCAACAATTATTAGATCTGGTTCTTTACTATATCCAAATCCACCACTGGATACTCCAACTGAAGTTATTTCATATAATGAATCTAAGGTTATATCTGGAGAAATATATGCTGTCGGTTTTAATGTTTTATCTGAAGAGTAATCAAATCCTTGATTCAATATTCTTACTTCATTTATTTGACCAATTTTTTCAGAATTCGCTACTACATATCCACCAGTTCCATTTTCTGTTTGTATTTGAGAAAATGCTGGTAGTTTTTTATAATTTGATCCAGAATTAAGTAATTTTGCTTTACTAATACCACCAGTGGTATTCAAAGATTTTGTAGAATATTCTAAAGATTTACATTCAGAAGAAGCATACCCTAATACTTCTGGAGAATTTTGTAAGGACAATTCAAAATACTCTAACCCCAGACCAGTAACATTATATGTGTTATTATAAAAACTATCAGAAAAATTAATTAAAGATGAATTGATAACATCTTTGTCGGATGTGCTAATATAACCAGCTGGTGTTTTTACTGTATAGTATAACTTCTGTGGAACATCATCCAAATAATTTAAGGTCAAACTTGCTTCAGAAGAAAGTCCAACAGTACCAACTCCAGAAACAACAAAGTTTGAAGATGATTCAACTGATGAAAATTCATCTTGGAAATCTTCATCAAAATAAATTTTAAATTGATAACCATAAAGAGTTGAGTCTGAAAGGTCAAATTTTAGATTATTATTTTTTATAGAAATTAATTCTGGATTAATTAAACTTATTTCTTGGTATAGTCCACCAGTCGAAGCTATACTTACAACCTGTGGTGGATTTGTGGTCGAGTCAGCATATGTTTCACAAAGTTTAATATTATCATCATCGACTTTGTAGGTATAATATGATCCTGTTGCTAAACCACTAGCGATCAAGTCTGAAGACGTATAATAAACTTTATCACCAGTTTTTAATTCGTGTGAAGATAATGTGATTTGATTGTTTATGGTGTTAATTCCTACAGAACTAAATCCAATTGGATTAATTAAAAGATTTTGAGAAGTTTCATCAAATTTTACATACACTGAATTGAATGTTTGTATTCCAACAGTCTTTTGGGGTTTGACTTTCAGTGTTACCTCATCACCGTATTTTAATCCATGATAAGTTGAGACCGAAACAGTGGTTTTTACTTTTTTAACATCAGAAAATACTCTATTATAATCACTTTCTATAGAATATTCGTAACTTTCTGCACTTCCACCATCACTAACAAAAAATATCTCTGAAGATTGAAGTGTAGTTTTTATACCAATTGTATTTTTTGTCTTATTTGTAACATAAACTATTTCTGAAGTCCCCGAATATGGAAGATTAAAAGGTGTTCCAGAAAAAGAAGTGGATATAGAAAGAGAAGAATAAGATGAACTTGGTTTTTTAAAAATAACTCTCTCATTATTTTTAAATTTATGATCCTTAATGTAAATGGATTGGGTTTGGAGAGGTCTTGTGTATGTTGCAACACCAACTGTTGATATTCCAAGAGAAAATACATTGGTGGATGTTATACCAACACTTAATCCAAATCCTATCGATTCTGATGGTTTAAAATATTCTTTGATATTAAATTCCGAATCAAAATAATCTACACTTTCCAAAATTGTGAAAGTATCTGGAACAAAATAGACTGAAGTTGTTGCGGTATGTGCTGCTCCAACATTTCTTTTTATTCTGATAATATTTTGGTCAGAAAATATATTAAGCAGCTCTGCAAATTCTGACTCAATTTTTATACTGCTACCAATTGAAATATTGGAAGGAATGGAATTTACATAAATGTCTGTTGCTAAACCAAGAACGGAATTTGATGGGATATCTTCTGTGAGAGTCGAAGTGAATGATGAAACACCAACCTTATTGAATTTTTTAATCTGACTAAGTTTAGAAGTTGATAATCCAGACAGAGTAACATAGTCACCATTAACCAAATCATGATAAGGAGATACTTTAAATTCTAAAGTATCTTCATTTTTCCTATTAACTTCTACATTTGAATAAGACTCAATAGTTGTATTTAAATTAATAATATCTTTTCCAGTTATTTCTGTTACAGATGCCTTTGCCCCACTACCACCAGTTCCTGCATTATCAAACAAGATAATATCATTAACTTTGTAGTCAGTTCCAACACCAACTATTTTTAAATCCTCTACAGATGAAGAGAAGACAGACTCTATCTCTACTCTCTGATCATAATAGTTATAAGATTCAAATATAAAATCATTACCTGCATTTAAATCATTAATTTTATATGGGAATGTGTTTCTAATTAAATTTGAATTATTAAAATCGAAAGTTTGGTTTAAATTATTGTTTTCCTCAATGAATTTTGATCTATAACTATTACCAATAAAATATGGGAAGGATGACACTCCAACATTTCCACTATTAAGAGTTGCGAAATATGCATATACACCATTTGGGAATTCTGGAGTTTTACAGAATCTACCATTATGCTCATCCAAGTCTCCAGATCCGGTGAATCTATAATCATCTGAGAAGAATCCTGGGGTAAATTCTAAAGGTCTATTTTTTACATTAGACTCATCCAATTCATAACCAGTATTCAGTAATTTAGTCTCAGAATCTTCATCTTCTGGATCCGAATACCCATATGGACCGTAAATAGGATTTCCATCGTATGCCCAACCAATAATTGGTGAGTGTTTGGATGAATTTATATCTTTAAATTCTGTTTGTAGTTTTGTTCCGTATCCAGATACTGAATACTGAATACCATCAAATCCAGAATCTAAAATTTCATTTCCATATCTGTTGTTCTTGTTTAAAGATAGATATCTAACATTGGAATCTATCAATACATTTTTACCTGCAGGTGTAACTACAACACTGGTTGTTGATTGGGTATATCCTATTCCAGAATTTACAACAACAACATTAGTAATTTTTCCATTTTGAATTACTGGTTTTAATTCTGCGCCATTACCATCACCAATAACTTTGATATCTGGTAAAGAATAATACTCAGATCCACCAAATTGGACTATGGCTTTTGTTATTGATCCATTTATTACTATTGGCTTAATTTCGGCATTTTTTCCATTTTTTATCTCTACTTTTGGTTTTCTATGGAAATTTAAGGTCTTGGATCCATAATTTAAACCACCCTCATACAAATATGCTCCTACAATCTCTCCTCTAACTATAGGTGTTGCTGTTAAAACGCCAACAACTTTTCCTGTAGTTCCAACACCAACACTAGAATAATTAATTGAAAATTCAATATCTGGATATTTAAAATATTGATACCCAGATCCATTTGAGCCAAATTTTACATATTTTCTTCTTTGATAATTTGAAAGAGTAGAACCAGATTCTACTACATCTTCACAAACCCTGAATTGATCTTCATTAAGCTTTAAAACCCTATAATTCGTAGAAGATGATAGTCCAGAAATTGAAGATGCTTCGTAATCATATCTGATAAAATCTCCATCATTAAATCCATGATTTTTAAAGTTAATAGTATTATACGTTGTAGAAATTCCAGAAGGATTTACAATTAACTTTCTATTTTCATATCCACTTCCAGGATCTAAAACTATAATATCCTTTAGTATAGTTCTTGGATCTGCAGTTCTGAACTTTTGCACTCCCTCATTTCCATACTCAGTAAATCCAACTGTATTAACACCAACTGCATAATCTCTGGCGTTTTCATACAATCTTACAGTTCTATCATTTATTATTTCACAATAATAAGCAGACTTATCTACTAAAACTAAACCACTATGTGCATTTGATCCATCAAAAGTTCCTATTCCTATTGCAGAACTACCATTTCTATCATAAGTAATCAAATCTCCATCATTTAAAAAGTGCTTATCCAAAAAAGTAATGGTGTCGTATGTAACATCTACACCACCATTGTCAGTTGATAATTTTGCACTAAATTCAATGTCTCTGAATTGTCTTTTATCCAGTAATGGGTAAAAGGAAGCTCCGTTTCCATTACCACCAGTTAGAGCTATAGAAACGATACTATCAAGACTTATAACTTGGGGGTCAACAAATACTTTTTCTACTTTACCTTTAACAATTGGTTGTACCTTAGCTCCTGTTCCTGTCGTATCTGTAAATTCGATCTGTGGTGGATTAACCACATCATAATCGCTTCCACCATCAAGAACATCAACACTATCAATTGGACCATAATAAATTCTATCATTCGACTTATAGTTACTAATTTCAACACCATTAATTAATAGACCAACAGAACCAGGAACAGTGTCATCCGACTTTCCATCAGCAATATTTACAGAAAGAGGTAATTTTCTTAATATTTTTTGTGGCGAGATAACTCCATTTTTCTGAGAATTTAAGATAAAATTATGAGATCCAGATCCTGGAGATAAAGATTTAAACTGAATATAATTGTTACTACCAATAAAAGATTTGGAGGTATAAAGTCTTACTTGATTTAATTCTGAAAGAACTTCAACATAATAAACACCTTCTTCTAATCCAGGAATTACAGAATTTTCTGCAGAATAGTATACTTCATCACCAGTTATAAACGGAACATTAGATGGGAATGATAAAATGGAATATGTCTCTGTTAAAATATTGAAAGATTGTAATCTTGGTTCAGTTGCTTCCGAAATAGAAGCCTCAAATAAATTTTCGGTGATTGTATATGATGGTAAAGAATTTGATGCAACATAAATGTAATCATCAGTTTCATTATAAACGTTTTGAATATCTGATGTAATTAAATTGTTCCCAAACTCTATGGGCACTATTGAGCTTTTTGCCTTATTTAATTTTCTCCTTATATCATACTTTAAATTGGAATTATATGAAAATCCTACAAGATTTCCCAATACTATGTGATTAGTTTGTGGATTTATGGATTGAATAAATGGAATATCTGCAGATGAAGAAACAATAGTCTCACTATCTTTTAGTAAAATTTCTACTTTATCTCCAACTTTTAAGCTAGATTTATCAATCTTGCTAGTCAATACAAAAGTAGATCCAGTAATAGACTTTACTTGGTATCTAGAACTAGTATTGTAGATCCAACTATTTACTAATTTTTCTTTATATGTTTTATTATCTGTTGGATTTTTTATCAACTCTCCAACATTATTTACATATAAGTAATCACCCTCTTCTACTGTAAACCTTGAAGAACTTGGGACAAATGAAGATATTACTCCTGTTAGTCTTAATTCAACTTTTTTAGTTATATCTCCGTTTTCATATCCATAAACAATAAGATCTGATCTAACGGAAGATGTTGGAGAAATATCTTCCGTTATACCAGAACATCCATAAAACTGATTAATGGTTTTTCCGGTATATGTAATATTTTTCCCATTAATGACTATGGTTCCTTGATCAAGGAACCCTATAGTAGAATCTACAGTTACAACAGATGAACCTTCAGATGTCTTTTCTACTACTAAAGTTTTTCCGGGAATTGAAAATGATCCTGTTGAAATAGAATCATCATCATATCCAACAAACAGAGATAGTTGATAATATGTTACTCCTTTTCTAGTTAAAGAATCTACTGCAGATACTGATCCAAACAAACTAGTATTGTTTGACTGTTGTATAGTTTGCCCAACTAGTTTAGTTGGATCGCCAGAAATTACTTCTGCTACTACAACTTCTCTTCTTAAATATTCTGCCGAAGATGGTTTTATTAGATATTCTTCAAGATTAATTACTTTTGGAGTTACTCCATATAAAACATTAAATAAAATTTTAAAGGATTCTTCTGTCCCCTTTGCTTTATATAAAGTTTTTGCTTCTTTAATAAAATTACCAACATTTAAGTCACTAACAAAATCCAGATCTTCAAGACCTGGAGCCAAAGAAATTTTGAGTTTTTTATAAAATTCTTTTAAAAATAGGGAACTTAAATTTTGTACAATCTTTCCAGAATCATGTGACGTAGAAGTTGTAGTCTCAAAAACTAATTCACCAGGATTCTCGGTGCTATGATAAGTTGTTATACCACTAAATCCCCTAACACATCCTGTAAATGTTGTTGAGGTGCTATCAGTATATGTGATGATTTCATCATCAATTTTAATCAATCCATATTTTTGGGGAAAACCTTTTGTATTCGATACTTCTATTGTAGTATCTGAAGAATTAATAGAAGTAGAAAGTGTTGCAGAATCGACAACTACCTCTGGAGTTAAATTGTCTAATCTCAGATATTGATCTAAATTCTCAGAAATATCTGATGTTCCACCTTGATATTCTTGAGAAATATAATATTGCTTTAAAAACTCTGCAGCTTTTGGACTCTCATCTAAAATAAATTCTGGAAGTTGATTTTCAATTATTTGTTGAACTTTTACTCTTGTCTCAAATCCTGTCTTGATCATATTACAACCTCTTTAGCTCCCCATTTGAATAGCTGGATGTATAGAAATTATTTACGAATTCAACACCAGAAGTGTTATCTCCGGAAGATATAACGTCTCTCACCATATTTATGGAACTTTTCGCAACGTTAAAGGACAAATATAGATCCTTTAATCCAACAACATCGTTAGATTCTGGATATGCCTGAATCTCTATTATAGAATCACCTAATGATGTTGAAGTAATATTAATTGTATTTAATATTACTTCTCCACTTTGATAATTAACTGTTCCTGCAGACTTAACAACAACTCTATAAGATCCATCATCTAAAGGTTTAACTATAGACAAAACTCCCATATTGCTACCATCCAACTTACCATCAGTTGTTTTATTGGGAGTATCCGTTAAGTATACAGTATCTGAACTAGAGGATACTTTAAATCCAGTAGATTTTATATTTAATCCATTAGGATTGATGTGGAATTTATTGCCGAAACAAAGTTCATATTGTGCAAATTGGTTTAGAAGAGCCTTAAGGTCTCTTCTAATTTTAACCTTTGTAATATTTGAAGTAATTGCAGAATCTGTATTATCAATAATTTGAAGAACTTTACTATACTTAAATCTTCCACCAAATTTATTAATATCCACTGATTGAGAATATTTTGAAAGAGAATTCTCTACCTTAGTTTTTAATGAATCTACTCCAGATACTTGTGATGCATTATAATAAACCGAAGAATCAATCTCAACATATAGTATTTTGAGGTCAATAATTTTTGCATTAATACCAGATATAGTGTATTGTTTTAATTTTGAAAGAATTTGGGACTTATCAAAATCCGAAACAAAAGATCCATTTTTTGGTTTAATACTTAAAGTTACAGTTCCATATTCTGGTGGATCCATATCTTCTCCACCAATTACTGAAACTGATTCTGTACTTGGATATATCTTTTTAATTATAGACTCATAATCTCTAGCAGTTACTGCTCTATACTGAGATTCATATGATTTTGGTGCAAAATACTTGATAGAATTGATTGATTCAATATCAGCACCATTTTGGGAACTTTGATTAGTTACAACACTAATTGTAGAAGTTGGTACAATAATTTCATCTGATGATCCTCTCAGACTTCCAGCAAAATTAAATACGGAAGCACCATTACCATCTTTTCCATCAGTTACAATATAATTAACTGTTATGACACTTCCATTTTCCAACTTCTTACCAAAATATCCATCACCAAATAAAAGTTCATACTTTTCATCTTGAACTTCTTGAATCAAGTAAATTTCAGAAGTAGAGGTAATATCTAAAATATTATCAACGAGTGTATATTCTCTACCTAAACCAGAGTCTGCAGATCCTTTTACGTAGACTACAATAGTTGAAGTATCAACATAAGAATTATCTAAGACAAACTTTTGATCTAAAGATCCATCAACTACAAACTGCTTTGTTAAATACGTTCCTTGATAAACATCTACAGAATTGAAGTTAGCAACTCCGTTAGATATCGTTGTTGAGATGTTTTCTGAGATTGAGAAGGTATATGTTTCTCCATTTACGTCACCAATGCACACCAGACCAGGTTGTAGGGTGATTGTTTCCGATGAGCTTGCTGTTTGTACGTTAAAAGAAACACGCGCCTTAGAGGCGGTTCTGGAGCGAGGTACGTAACCAATATTTCTTGCTAACGAAACGACGTTTTCTCTAAGTGTCGCAGAATCCAAGAAGGATTCATTAACGATCATGTTAGAGTTAAACGCATTAATATATGTGTTGTACGCTAAAGTATCAATTAAGACAGAAAAATTAGATCCATCAAAGTCAAAATCCGTGAAAGTAGAATTAGCACGGAGATAGTCCTTGATGGATGTCTTTATCTGGTCAAAGTCTAGATTTGTAAATTTTGTAAAAGGCATTTTACCTGGTTGCCTCTAATAAAAACGTAAATTGTTGGGTTGGAAATTCTTGTCCAATAATATCAAAAGTAACAGAAACTTCAAATTCATTCGAGTCTGGTAGTGGTAGAACTTCAACCTCTATATTATTGACTCTTGGTTCAAAGTTTTCAATTGATGTAATGATTTGGGATTCGATTATGGATGCTGTACCATAATCAACAAAATCAAACAAACTAGACCTAACATCAGAACCAAATAATGAATTAAAAAATCTTTCTGTAGGTATAGTTTGTACGATATTACGAACAGATTTTATAATCGCACGTTCATTTTTCAAAACTTGCAAATCCTTAGTCACAGGATGTGGATCAAAGGATAAGCTAATATCTTTAAATGATCTAGATATCCTTTCTATAGCCATCTAAACCCGAAAAACGAAAAATTTCCTACGTTTATTTATGTGTTATTCCAGGGATAACCATAAGTTGGTTCAGTTCCGTATGACCAGTCATCATAATCCTCATCATTTCTGATTTTTTCGTGCAATTCAGTCTGTTTTTTAAGATCATGACGTGGTGCAGTGTCGTGCATTACCTCTGTAAGCACTCTTTTATTCATATTTTGCATAGATCCATAATCTGAAATGAGTTTTGTGGTCCCCCACATCTCTCTCATGTACTCTTTGTCTCTATCAACTGGTGAGTTTGCCATTTTAGCTCCTGTTTTGACTACAAAACAGAACTTTTTTGAGGAGGTTGCTATCTCCTAGTACTATTTAATCCAGAATCCTTTTCTCAAAAAGTCAGAATCTTCAATAAACTTGTAATTTTCATTAAATTTTTTCTCATCCTTTTCCCAGACTGGTATTGCTTCTGAATTTCCATACCTAAA